AAATAGTATGAGTATTGTTAGATAACACTCTGTATTCTTTGTAAAAATGCTCTTTAAGCTCTTTACAAAAACTATCAAATTCCTGATGTGTGAATACTATTTTCATGAAGTTTAGTTTTAAAAGGGGTTAAATAAATGAATTGGTTTTATTTTAACTATAAAAGAGTTATCCAAATAGCTCTCTTATAGCCAAGGAATCAGGATTGTCGTTTTACCTGTCCTTGTAATAGTTTTACCTTTTGTTTAGAGTTGGAATAGGAAGGTCTTTTACCTATCTCTTTTGAGGAGCTTTGTTAGTTGCAACTAATTTAGCTTATTTTTAATTACTATACACCCTCAAATTTGGTATAATAATTCGACAATACGTTAACCCTCTTCATAAAAAGATTCTGTCTCAATTTCTTTCATGAAATCCACTAATCTATTGTAATCAACCATTCCGTAATAGTCTTTTACTTTAGAGTGAATTTTACCATTTGGTCTGGTAATTGAGGTAATTTGTATAGCATCAGATTCATATCCCTTACTTGGATGACCTTTCACTATATATCCATTTTCAAGTTCAATTGTTATTTTCATATGTTTTGAGTTTAAAGTGTTGAAAATCAATTAAAAATAAGTTTAACCCTTTGATATTATCTCCAGGTTAAACTCAAGAAGGTTTACATTCCAGTTCTTCTGGATGACTTGTTAGATAATACCCTGTTTTTATAACCTAATTGGTCATTTAACATTCTGTATTCATCTTCTAATTCCTTTTTATACCATTGTTGTTCAAGCTTGGCTTGATATAAATCATCCACATCTTCAACACTATGAGGTAATAGTTTAACAGGTTCAATAGAATCATATTCTTTCTCTATTTCTAAACATCTGTCAATTAATATTGCAGCTTCTAATGGTGAGCTAATTTGATTTTCCATGATTGTAAGGTTTTGAGTTTGAGCTACCATGCACTCCTTGTATTTATACATTCTTTATAGTCTATGTAAAGGAACATTAAAAGACTGTTAAAATATGAAAATCAAGGAGAATAGTAATTATTAGGCTGCTTGATTAAGCGACATTACGCTCCTAATATTAACAACTATCTGTTATTACTATCTCCCTGATGATCATTTGAAAGCAAATCAAAAATAAAAAGAGTTTATGTTAAAAAGGTTTAAATCTGTTATACAAGTTGAGCTCATTTTACTGTAAATAGACTAATTGTAAAGAATAAGGGTTTAATAGTGATGTATGATTACACAATCAATATACTATCTAAAACACGCCTTAAAATGCAAAATAGACCTATTATATAAGTATAAGCTATTCAAATAGAAAGAATATTCATACATTATATATAGACCACAATTATTGACCATTATCCCACTATTATATATGAACAATTCATTCATTCATATATAAATACACAACAAAAGGAGCTGTTAAGCTCCAATTGTTATGTATCTAAGGCCTATTTAACCTCAACAGGGAACCAATCACCTTTTGTAACAGCACTACCACTCTTAGTAGTTCCATTCTTTTGGGCTACCCAAATGGTGTAAGTTTTTCCTACTACCAATCCAAAAGCCTCATCACCTGCTACTGCTAAGTGGTTAAAGGTTGACCAAAGGCTCTCTCTTTTTTGATTAATTACTGCACCAGCAGCTTGTAATTTTTGCGTAAGCATAGTTAAAATGTTTAGGTTATTAATGACGGGGATGTCCAAAACCCCGAAAATTGAGGTGGGGTGGGAGTGGGGTAGGCATAAGCTTATAAACATATAAGTAGTGGGGGGTATATTATATAGTATAAAATCTACTAGATATGTTAAATAGTGTTAAATTTTAAAAATAGTTGCCAAAAATGTTGCAAATTCAAATATTTTTTACTATATTTGCATCAAGACAGTTATTAGGTAGTAATAATAGTTCCAGAGATTATGTTAAGCTAGTAAACTTAATTACATCTTTCGATAAGGGGGTATATCTTAATAAAATAGTTAAGTAAAGATCCTTAGTCTTAAATATCTAGATAAAGAGGCTGGTTTGGGAATATAGCAGGTAAAGCTCCCAATGAAGGTGTAATCTTAGTATCGTACGACAGTACTCAATATCTAGATAAATGTTTTGAATATCTTTAAAGGGGATTACTATGTTAAATCAAGAAATAACAATTTCAAAGCAGGAATATGAGGAATTGTTAAAATTAAAAGCTAAGAAACAAAAAAGAAGAGAAGTTCATAATAAGAACTTTAATAAAAAGAAATTAAAGAAGGCTCAAATAAAGAAAAAAGAAGAGCTTAAAAAAGAACAAATGAGAGAACTAGCTAATAATAGAGCTAGTGAATTAAGAAGTAATAGTACAGAAAGTGAGAAAAAATTTAAAATTTATCTAAAATTATTAGGAATAAAATACGCTTTTCAATATCCTATTTATCCTGAGAAATCATTTTTTATAGTAGATTTTTTCTTACCTAAAGAAAGATTAATAATAGAAATTGATGGTGGTTACCATAAAGATAGAAAACAAGAAGCTAAAGATAAATTAAGAGATAAGGTTTTATTAGAACAATGTGGATTTAAAACAATTAGAATAAAAAATGAAGATGTTGATAAGGGGGAATTATATATTAAACAATTGCTTGGAGTTCACATTAAACTATGAAAACAATAAATATAAAACCATATAATATAGATTTACATATATTTACTTCACCTAGAAGTTTAAAAATGTATTGTAAGAAAAATTCTTATCTTATGAGCATGGAAGATAATGATATTGTAGATTTAGATATATTTAGAGGATTAAGTCTATTATATCCAGATAATACTATGTTATTATATCTACCTAAAGAATATGATGAAGATACATTAGACCATGAATTAATTCATATTACATGGTTTATAGCTAGGATAATAGGACAACCATTAACCTGGGATAATAATGAGTTTCAGGCTTATTTATTTCCAGATTTGAAAAGATTAATTAAGAAGAAAGTTTATAAACTATAATGGCTCTTAGAATAAGAAAAGATGGCACAATTTTATGTGCTGCCAATACAAAAGCTGCGGAAGGAGACGTTTATTTAGATGATAATATTCACTATCATCTGTCTGTTTTAACAAAAGCTATTGTAGCAAGTGAAAACCATAAAGAAGATAATTTATGGTTCTGGAATATTTCACCACAAATGAATGAACACTATCATAAGATAAAAAATTATTTAAATGAACGAAGCAAAGAAATACCTACAGAATAAATGTGTAATTAGTAAAGGAGATATAGTGTTTATAGGTTTAAAAGAACTTATGGACTATACTAAATTAGTACAATTAGAAGCTACATTGAATTTTGTAGAAGATAACCTACCTGATGCATATGGAGTAATAAATGATATTCAATTCAGAATTAGAGATATACTATTACATCAAGAAATTGAAAATAAAGAAACAAACCCATTTGATGAATAATATAAATTATTATCTGACTGAGGTTGTAAATTGAAAATTTATTTTATATCTTTGTAACATGATTACAAAAACATATGATGATATAGATTTGTTTAACTTTTATAGAAAGTTCTTTGAATTATATAATGTCATACAAACAAATCCTAATAATAGATTAAGAGATAGAGAAATTGATATACTGGCTGAAATGGTTATTTTAAATGATACAATGAAATTTAAACTGTTTAAGCTAGAGGGTAAATATGAGATAATTAGAAGATTAAATGATAGGTACAATATTAATCTGACTATAACCAATATAAATACTCAAATGTCTGAATTAAAGAAAAAGGGTATGATTATTGAACAGGAAGATAGAATGAGGTACATAAATCCTAAGATTCTTAAATACCTGGATACCAAAGATAAACATTTTGAATTTACTTTTAAATTTAACTTAAAATGAGAAGTATAAGAGATACAATTGATGAAAAACTTCGAGATTACATGTGGGATAATGAAGATGAACCAGTTAAACTGATTCTTGATACTTATTCTTATGCAATGTTAATGGAAGAATTAGGACATAATCCTGAAGTTCCGTTTAATGAATATAGAGGTTTGAAAATCAAAGTAGATGCTGATGTAGATGATTTATGCACCATTCTGTAGAATATATATATGAAAAATTAGCTAGTAAATATAATCTTCCTAAAGAAGCCATTAGACAAATGGAATTTGATTTATGGAAAAGTATTAGGCAAGAAATGGCTAAAAAGCAAGGTAAAGAAATTCTAATAGCTAATTTAGGTAGTTTTTATATAGATAATTGGTATTTATTTGCTAGTAAGAAATCTATAGAATATAAGATTCAGGCAAATGAAGAGAAGTTCAAAAAAGGAGAACTAGACCAAATAGCTTACCTCCTTAACTGGATAAAGTTAAACTCTATTCTACAGGATAATAAGTCTATGATTGAAGGAATAGAAAAGAGGAAAAACAGGAAAAAAGGTGACAGGGGATTATGAGCTTATCATATTATACGACCTATATGATGAAAGAGTTGATAATGAAGGTCAACCAGAATATAGATTAAGAAAAAAGAATTGTAAAAGAAAATGGTATGTGTCTGATATATTTAGTATAACAGATGTAAGAGAAATACCAAGTAAAAAAGGAATACCATATAAAAATAAATGTGAGGTATTTCATAGATTTGAAAACAGATGGATAACTGTTGAAGGTTCATATAACAAAATAATAAACGACCTTAAAACAACAGAAAGAAACAAAGTAACAGGATTTAAAAGATGAAACAATTTAATCACGAATCAGGTAAAATAGAAGGAAAAACAAGTTATAACTTTCATTTAGGTGGAAAAGTAGGGGATAAGATTATCACAGCAGAGAAAGGATTACTAGGACCAAGCGGGGAAAAACTTAGTTCTGAAAAATTTAAAGAATTAAAAGACAAAGAATTTAAAGAAGAAGTTGGAGTTAAAGAAGACAGTGAATATGAACAATTATTAAAAGATATAGATGACTATAATAAATCTCTACTAACTGTATCTGAAGAAGCCTCTAAATACAATCTAAATGGAAATGTAGTTCTCATCAGGCTTTTTAAGCATAAGACTATGAAAAAAGTAGGTTCTCTTTACATTGAGAATAAACTTGTAATACCATATCAAACAGAAGGTGGTAAAATTGCTAAGATGGAAAATCCATTGCAATATATACATGCAGGAGTGATTAATGCTATATCTACACAAGTTTCAGAAGCATTTAAAGAGAAATTTAAAGTAGGTGATGTAGTTCATTTGAAAATGGGTATTAATCTAATGCAACAAAGATGTTGGTTAAATCCAGAAGACTACTATGATGAAATATTTGATAACTGGTTTTTAATTAATGAAAATATGATTGAAAAGGGAGTAATATAACATGGTAGATTTTTGTAAATGTAATAAAGTTGGGTGTATGGGAGAATGTAATTTAATGCCTGATATGTCCATGTATGCAGCATATGCAACAATAGATTCAGCTACTTATAGAATAAATCTTAAAATATTAGATAGAGTTTTAGAATACTACAAAGGACAACATGCAACTTCTGAAATGATTGAATATAAATTTAAAGAATTTAAAAAACTAGTATATGGAGTCTAAAGAAGAAAGAGTATATGAGTTTTTTAAAACATCAGTAGATAATAAAATACCAGAAAAATATTCTTTAAAAGAATCTGAATTAGATGACAAACATATTAATTTAATAGTTGGTCAAATATTAAAAGATATTGAAAATGCACCTCATAAGGTAAGAACAAAATTTTATCAACATTGTTTTATGCTTATGATGGGTAAATTAGCTAATGAAATTATATAATGAAAATTGAAGACTTTATTTTACTTATTAAGTCAAGTGAACTTAACGCACATTTTTATCATTGGTCTACTACTTCTTATGCTACTCACAAAGCCTTGGAAGGTTATTATGAAGCTATTAGAGATCTTATAGACGAGTTTGTGGAAGTAGCTCAAGGTAAGTTTGGTATTACATATGATTTTAGTACTAAACAAATCAATATATCAGATTTATCATTATCTACATATTTTAGTGAATTATCACATCAAGCAGGTATAATGGTAGATTATCTATTAAGAGATTATAAAGACTTAGAAAACATAGGTCTTGAAATAGTAGCAGAGATAAATAAATTGAGATATTTATTAAGTTTACAATAATGCAGTTTAAAGATATAACATTAAATAATATATCTAATTTTATAGAGGGGTATTCTAAGTGGTTTTTAGATACCCTTCTTCCTAATTATAAAAGAGAGCAAATATTATATAGAGCATCACAATGTCCTCCAGAATGTGCTCAAAATGGTAAATGTAAATACTGTGGTTGTGACTACCCACAAAAACTATATGTAACTAAATCATGTAATAAAGATAAACAATTACCAGATATTATGGATGAAGGTAATTGGAATTTATATAAAGAAAAATTGAAAAGTGAAAAAACTAATAAACTACCTTAGAACAATATGGGAAGGTAAAGATAATAAACCAAGTATTAGAAGATTATTTGCAATAGTATTTTTAGTAGGTATTATTAGAATGATTGAAAGAAGTTATAGTATTGATTGTGATATTAATACAGAAGCTTTAATGTGGTTATGTGTAACTTTGTTAGCATTACTTGGATTAACAACTGTACAAAATATTAGTGAATATAAAAAAGTTCCAACAGAAGGAGTTGTAGAAAACAATGACAATATCAAGTAAAGGAATAGAACTTATTAAAGCTTTTGAAAAGTGTAAATTGAAAGCTTATCAGGTTAAAGGAGATAGACCCACTATTGGTTGGGGTAATACATTCTATGAAAATGGAAACCCAGTTAAATTGGGAGATGTTATTACACAAGATAGAGCTGATAGATTATTTCTTAATACTTTAGCTATGTATGAAAAAGGAGTTAATCAATTAGTATATTCTAATGTTAATCAGAATCAATTTGATGCACTTGTATCATTTGCTTATAATGTAGGTTTAGATATAGATGAAGATACTAAAGCAGAAGGATTAGGAGATTCAACACTTTTAAAGAAAGTTAATAATAATCCTAATGATTTATCTATTAGGAATGAATTTATAAAATGGGTTTCTAAAGGAACCATATTTGAAAAAGGTCTTACTAAAAGACGTAAAGCTGAGGCTGATTTATATTTTAGTTTATGAGTAATTTCTTACAAGCAGTAAATGTTGATGAAGATTTTTGGACATTAAATCCCGAAATTAAATATATAACTCCATTTAGTAAACTTTACAATCATGTTATAGAGGAATATAAAAATTATTCGTCTAAAATAATGTGGGCAATATATATGTTTGTAGACCCTAGTTCTAAATTTTCTAGAATGGGAGAGGAAGAAAAAAAACAGGAAATTACTGAAAATTATTTATTAGATTGTCCAATAGCAAGTTTCTTTGAAGATGATTTTATAAAGGAACTTATTATAGGGTATGAAGATAAAGTTCTTACTAAGTTACAAAGAAGTTATATAAATCTAATGAAAAAACTTGAAGAAAGAGATAGATTTATTAAGAACACCCCATATAATGAAAAGAATGCTAAAGCTTTAGATAGTATGTTTGCTAATAGTTCATCTATATATCAACAAATGCTATCAATAGGTAATGAATTAGAAGCTGAGAAAAAAGCTGGTACTATTAAAGGTGGTAGAAAAGAAAGTCTTAGTGAAAGAGGAGTATTATGACAGTTGATGAAATATTTGAGGAATATATTAAACTTATTCCAGAAGAAAGACAAAAATTTCTGAATAAAATAACTAAATGGTTAATTCAAAAAGTAGATGATCGAAATAAATTAGAAGAAGAGAAGAAACTAAATAATGGCGGAAATAGTAAATAACATTTACGATAATAATGCTAAAAATGGTGATTTACCAGTATTTACTGGTAAGTTTCTTGGTATTCTAAAAAATGGAGCAGCTGGTCAAATATTAACTAGTAATGGACCAGGAGAAAAACCTACTTGGGAAGATAATACTTCAGGATTTATTACTGAAGTAGATAATACAGCCACTATAGATTTAGATGTAACAGCAGGAAAATTAACTGCGGATTTTACATCAATGAATATTTCTAAATTCACAAATGATAGTGGATATATTACAAATGTAACATCTGGTAATTTAACTGAATCTACTTCTTCTATTTTAACTATTACTGGGGGAACAGGAGCTGTATTAGGAAGTGGGACAAGTATACAAGTGAAACAGGCAAGTGGTTCACAGTCAGGTTATTTAAGTTCAGCAAATTGGACAACATTTAATAATAAAGCTGCCAGTGGAGCTAATACAGATATTACATCTTTAAATTCTCCTGCTATAGGGGCAGCAACAGCTACTACACAAGCTATAACAGATAGCAGTACTAAAGTTGCTACTACAGCTTATGTCAATAGTTTTTTAAATCCTGATAATTTTAGGAGAGTATATACAGATTTAACTGGATTTGGAACAGCTATTTCAGCTAATACTGATGTAGGAACAGAGTGGAGAATCACTGTTGGAAATACAGGTAGCACAGCAAGAGACACAACCGCTTATACAAATGCATTAGGTGTATTAAATTTTCTGACAAATGCGAATGCAGGCGGCAGGGTATGTATGTATTCTTTTGGGTGGAGGTTAGGCACAAAAGCAACACACCATAAGTCGCAATTTAAAATACCTGTTTTACAAACTTCTGCACAAAACTTCTATGCTGGGATAGGACTAGTAGATAACACGCAATTTTCAGCAACCACAAACGGTATAATGGTTTATTGTGTAAATGGTGTAAACTCTGGTAATTGGGTAATACAAACTATGACAGCCAGTGTTTCTACCACTTTTAATACTTCTGTAACACCTGTGGCTGACACATTTACAACTATTGAAATACAGGTAAATGCAGCAGGTAATCAGGTAAGAGTGTTTTTTGATGGAGTGGAACCTACAGGAGTGGGCTACCCCATTACTACAAATATTCCATCTGGATTATCTACACAATTATTTGGAGCAGTGTGTATTGAAAAAACAAATGGAACTACTTCAAGGACATTAGGAGTAGATTACATAGATAGCAAACAATACTAAATTATGATAAAATATAAAGTATATATAGAAACAGGTTCTGTAGAATTTACAGACCTACAACTTGCAGAAGAATTACATTCTCAATTTGGCATACAACCTATAGAAACAATTGAATATGAAGTAATTAATATTGATCCACAAATATGAATAACTGGATAAGAATTGAAAATAGAAATATATGGTTAGATAAAATACATACTTATCATCCTGATTCCAGCTTATATATAAATCAATGGAGAGGATTTAAGAAACAATGTATTGAAGGAACTTGGCGTATAGATTTTGGAAAATATAGATATATGCCTGGTCCACTATATTTCTATGTCAATTTTTGTCGTATATTGGATGTTAATGAAGAAACTAAATCTAGAAGAAGTATAAAACCATTACTTAGAGATTTAGAATGGGAAATGGCTTATTTAATATTAGAAGCCAGAGGTTTTTCAGGATGGAAAGAGGATAATGAATTTACTAGTGATATTAGAGTAAAAGAAATAGAAAAAGATTCAGAAAAACTAAAGAAATATAAAAGATTACCTAAAGAATGTTATAAAGAAGATGGGACTTTAAAGAAATTTATTGAACCAAGAGAAAATATTAGAAAATTACATGATACCCCTAAAGGACCTCCTTTATATCTAAATCAAGCTAAAAATGTTATGATTTTTGGTTCAAGAGGTGGTGGTAAAAGTTATTATGTTGGACTAGCAAATGTATTACACGAGATAATATTTGATGGTGCAAAATATTATACTGAAGAATCAATAAATAAGCCACACGAGGTTCATTGCAATATAGGTTCATGGGAAAGTAATAAATCCTCAGAGTTATGTGAAAAGATTGAATTGTGTATGAATAACTTTGCAACAGATACTGAATTAGGTGTATGGGGAGATGAATCATCGGATGATTATGAACCTATACCTTTTTATAAATCAATGTCTGGAACACTAGCCCCAAATAATAAATGGATTCATACATACGAAAAGAAAGTTAATGGTAAGTGGTTAAAATTTGGTTCTAAATCAAAAATAGTACATACTGTATATAAAGATAATCCTACAGCAGCTGCTGGTGGACGTTATAGTATAATGGTAGTAGAAGAATCTGGTTTACATCCTAGTTTAACATTAACACATAACTCTAATATTGGTTGTACTCAAAGAGATGCTCTAAAATTTGGTACAATGGTTTATATAGGAACATCTGGTGATATTGAAAAGGTAAGAGAATCACGAAAGATGTTCATGGATCCAGATGCATATGATATAGTATCTTATGATGATGTGTATGAAAATTCTGGTAAAATAGGATTTTTTATTCCAGCTTATTATACAGCACAGGAATTTAAAGATGAAAATGGTAATACAGATGTAGAAGCTGCCTTAGAATATTATCTTGAAAGACGTAAAAAAGCCAGAGATAGTAAAGATGCTAATAACTACGAAGGTGAATTGATGAACTATCCAATTAAACCTTCCGAAATGTTCTTAACCAAAAAAGGTAATATATTACCAATTGGTGAATTAGAACAACAGAGGGCTAATGTAATATCAGATAAGAATAGAAAATTATATTATACAGTAGGAGAGTTAAATTTTGATTCTAGACAACCCAGAGGTGTTAGATTTTATCCAGATATAGACTGCAAATTAAAACCCATATTTGATTATCCAACACCAAAAAATCAGGATACAGAAGGAGCTTTGATAGTTTATGAACCACCTATAGAAGAGTTGATAGATGGCAAAATACAAGTTCCAAATATATACATTATAGGTTATGACCCTGTGGATGCTGATACACAAGGACAAGGTTTATCATTAAGCTGCTTACATGTATTAAAAATACCCAAAGATATTAAAAAATATGGAGGTAATGAACTAGTTGCTTCTTTTATTGGGAGACCTTTTATGGGTAGAGATGCTGTTAATGAGATATGTGAAAAACTAGCTATGTGGTATGGTAATCACGATAGAATGATTAGTTTTGAAAGAGGTGGTAATGTTAAAGAATACTTTCAAAAAAAGATGAAGCTTAATCTATTAATGACACAACCTAAAACAGTTATGTCATATAAATCAGGAGAAACTTCCAGAATATTACTATATGGAACTCCATTAAAAAGTTTTGAACAAAAATTTGAAGCCATATCTCTACTTAGAGATTGGTTATTAGAAGAATACGCCACAACTGAAGATGGAAGATTAATTAGAAATTTAAATTTAATTAGAGATACTCGTCTTTTAGAGGAAATGATAGCATTTGACTTTGATAATAACTTTGACAGTGTATTAGCATTTGCTGAATGTATAATTGGTTTAAAAGAAAAGTATAATCAATTTAGAGATGATGCTGTAAAATCTGTACAACAAGATGATATACTTACATTTTTAAATAGAAACATGATTTATAGAAACAAAAGTTTAAAGTATTAAAATGGCACAATTAAGTGTAATATTTCCTTCGCAAAGAAAAAGTTATAAAGAGAAAAGTAAAGATGATTTTAAATGGGCTAAAGATTGTATAGATGCTGCTGCCCTTAGAATGTATCAGTATAATTCTAATGATAATACAGGTTATCACTCAGATATTGCAAGAAAACTTGTAAATTATAGACTTTATAACAATGATATAGATCAATCAGATTTTGAACGTGAGTGTAATCCTTATGGTATTAAAGCTGAAGAATTTATAGAAAAAATTCAACCTTATAATAAAATACCTAATAAAGTAAATGTTTTATTAGGAGAAGAATTAAAAAGACCATTCAATTTTAAAGTTTATTTAATAAATGATTCGGCAGTAAATGCTTATACAAGAGCTAAAGAACAATTACAAAGGAAATATGTAAATTTTAAGATTAATGAAGAAATAGCTAAAATAAAATCTGAATTAGCACAACAATTTGGCGATCCTCAATCAGAGGAAGAGGCTAATCAAATGATGGAGCAAATTCAACAAGAGATAGATAGTATTATTCCTCCAAACATGATGGAAAAATACATGTCAACTAATTGGAGAGATGGTATAGAAATAATGATGGATCAACTCTTACAATGGTATAATCGCAAACTTCGTATTAGAAATATGAAGAATGATGGTTTTAAACATGCTCTTATTTCAGGAGAAGAACATGGTTGGGTTGGTATTATAAATGGAGAACCTACAGTTAAACTATTAAATCCTGTAAAAGTATTTTATCATAAATCATCTGAAACTCCATTTGTACAAGATGGTTTTTGGGCAGGTTATAGAACTAGAATGACTGCTTCAGATATATTAAGTGAATATGGTGATGATTTAACAGAGGACCAAAAAGAAAAAATAGATTCATATACAGCAGTATCCAGTTTATATGGAATGACTGATGAAATTATATCTAAGGAAATTAATCTTTTAGATTTAAATAAATCATTAGAGTGGAGATTAGGTAAGGGTGCAGGAACAATGATAACTGTTGGTTCTTATGGTCCATCTACATTAAATGATTTAGATGTTATTCATGTAGAATGGAAAAGTTGGCGTAAATTTGGATTTTTAACCAGTTTAAATGATTTAGATGAAAATGGAAATCCAATGATGGATTTAATGGATGAATCATTTAAGTTACCAGAGGATGCAGTAAAAGTTAAGTATACTGATAAATATGGTAAAAATAGAACTAAATATACATGGACAGTAGATGACCAATCTTTCGAGTTAGAATGGGAATGGTTACCAGAAGTATGGGAAGGAACTAGAATAGCTTATGATATATATACTAACATTAGACCTAAACCATATCAAACTAGAAGCTTAAAAGAACCTTATAAAGTAAAATTAGGGTATCATGGATTAGCTTATAATGCTATGAATAGTACTTCTATTAGTTTAGTAGATAGAGGTAAACCTTTTCAATATCTTTATTTTATACTTCTTCATAAAATGAAAGAAGTAATAGCTAAGGATATGCCTCCTTTAACTATGATTGATATGTCTATGATTCCTAAGACATTAACAAATGAACAATGGTTATATTATTATAAACAAGGATTAGGATTTTATGACCCTAATCAGAATAATGAAGGTAATTCAAATAATACATCTGGACAAAAAGGACCAGCATTTGAAGTACAAAGAAGTGCAATGCAGCATGTAAATGCATATGTTGAAATTCTTGCCTGGGTAGATAACCAAATAAATGAGGTTATGGGAATTACCAAACAAAGAGAAGGTCAATCACAGCAATATGAAACAGCTACTAACGCACAACAAAATATAGTTCAATCTAGTAATATTACAGAAATATTATTTCAGGCTCATAATAGTTTATGGGAACAAATTTTAACCAGTTTAATAGAAACAGCTCAACTATGTTATAAAGATGAACCAAAGAAAATTCCAGTAGTTCTTGATGATTTATCAAGATCTATTATAGAATTAAAACCTGATGATTTAAGTGATATTGAACTTGGAGCCTTTATTTCAGATGGTATTAATGATGCTCAAAATCTTGAACAATTAAGACAAATGGCTTTAACTTTTGCCCAAAATGAGCATTCTATGCCTGAGATAATTAATCTATTCCAAGCTACATCTATGGCAGAATTAAAAAGAGATTCTGAAGTATATGAAAAAATGAAACAAAAATTAGCCCAGGCTCAGGAAGAGGCTCAAAGACAACACGAGCAATTAATTAATCAAACTAATATTGAAGCTCAAGATAGACAACATCAATATAGATTAGATGAAATTGATAGAAAAGGTATATGGGATTTAAGAAAAGCTGAATTAACCTCATTAGGAATAGATGAGGGAGGTAATGAGGAAACTATATTAAAACAAGCTGAATTAGGCTTAAAACAAGTAGAAACAGCTAATAAATTAAATATGGAACAACGCAGAATAGCTAATGAAGAAAGAAGTCAACAATTTGAAGAAATTAAACAATCTCAACAACTTCAAGAAAATGAAAAAGATAGACAATTAGCTAAACAAGAAATGCAATCCAAAGAAAAAATTTCTAAAAATAAATCAAAATCTAATAAATAATGACTAAAATTTGTTCTTATTGTCTTTTAGAAAAAGAATTAAATAATTTTTATAAACATCCAGATGGTAAAGATGGGTATAGAACAATATGTAAGAAATGTGATTATAATAGAGTAAAAGAATATAAAAAGAAATATAATTATGATAAAAAATATTTAAAAAGAGACCAATTTCTATTAAGAAAATATAATATAACATCAGAATATTATAATGAATTATTTCTTAAACAAGAAGGTAGATGTTTAATTTGTAATAAACATCAATCGGAATTTAAAAAATCCTTAGCAATAGATCATAATCATGAAAATGGTGAAGTTAGAGGTTTATTATGCGGAAATTGTAATACTGCAATTGGATTATTAAAGGAAAGTATTGATTTACTAGAAAATGCAAAAAACTATTTAGAAAATTACAAATCTAAACCCAAACCAGCAGCAAAGAAGAAGTAATTTGTTAATGGATGTTAAAGAAAGTGCAATTTGTATAACTTAGCTCAAGTGAGAAAAGTTGTAAATTCAAATAAAATTTTATATATTTGCAAACAATGAGTGATAATTTAGATTTATTCGACGATGTCCTAGATATTAAAGATATTTTTAAGGACTCTGAAGCTGATAAAACAGCTAAAGAAAAAACAGACTCAGATAAGGCTAAACCAGAGGTAGATGATTCTAAAAAGAATACTATTGACCCAATGGAAGGTCTTGAGTATGATGATTCAGAAGATAATGATTCTAAATCAGATGAGGATACAGAAAAAATCAAAGATGATGATGATGTAGAACTTTCTGAGGATGAAAAAGAACTTCTGGATAAAGTAACAGCTCTTAAAGAAATGGGAGCTTTGGTTTTACCAGATGATTATGAGGTAGAATCTCTTGAAAAAGCTATAGAAGATTCTGAGCAATTCAGAATGCAAGCAGCTACTTCAACAGTATTTAATCAAATTCCTGATATAGATATACCAGGAATAGGTAATGCAAAGGATCTTTTTGTTTATTTATTTGAACATGGAGGTCAGGATATTGAAAAGTTTAAAACTACATATGGTTCTGAATCATTTGATCCTAAAACTTATGATTTAGCAAAAGAGGAAGATAGACGTAAAGTTCTTGAACTTTATTATACCAAAAAAGGTTTTAATGATACTAAAACTAAAAAACTAGTAGATAAGATTTTTGATGACTTAGAAGATGAAGCTGAAGCTACAGATGCACTAGGTGAATTAACAAAAATAGATGCACAGGAAAAAGCCCATCATTTAAAAGAACTTGAAAATCAAAGAAGACAAAGAGAAGCTCAAGCTCAGGAAGTATATGAATCTATGAATTCTATTCTTCAAAAGAATGATAAAGTTGGAGGGTATCCACTATCAAAGGATGAAAAATCCAGAGTTTTGAATTCTCTTTATTCACAAGTTAATGTAAATGGTCAAACAATGAGTGATTTTGATTACAGACTGGCAGTAGTTACTAGAAATCAAGAATTAACTCTTGCTCTTTCAGCATTTTTGAACACACTTACAGAAACTAAAGATAAAAAAGGTCTATATTTTGATTTATCTAAAATTGAAAGAAAAGAAAAAACTAAAGCAGTAAAGGATTTAAAAGAGATTACCAGTAGAGTGACAGCAGGTAGAAAGAATTTTACCTCATCATCTGATGATAATCCTTCTAAAAAAGGGAATTTTAGTTGGGATAAAGTTATTGATTATTCCGATTTAACATAAATCCCATATTCATAAATAAACAATTATTATTAACAAAAACAAAACAAAAACATGTTATTTAACAACATCAACGCAATTCAAACCAGAAAGTATGATGCAATTGGTGGTAAGTTTTTTGATTCAGACATGCTTGTTCAAGCTTATGATATGGGTAAACCCCATGTGTTTGACAAACTAATGGGTCAACTATTCTCATCAACTGATATGTTCAATGGTAAACCATTGTTAGGTATGACAATGGCAAAGGGCAAAATGGTTGAAATTGATAATGAAATTTATCGCTGGAAACTTATAGGTGCTCAAGAAAAAGCTCTACGTAGCGTAGAAGTTTTAGATGGTATTACATCAAGTTCAACACCTGGTATTAACCAACAAACATTCCGTATTAAATTGGATGAAGGTTGGTATTCTTATCCAGATGTAATTGAAGGTGAACATGATGAATACAAATTGGAAGTACTGGAAGGTCCTTTCCAAGATGGTAATGGTTATATCTATGTAGTTAAACTACAGACAGATAACTATGCTAAATTCTTCCCACCTGAATTACTAGAAGCTGGTAAAGAATTTACTAAAGTGTGGACTTCAGTAGTATCTGAATTTAACCAAGACTTTGGTACTATGCAATTTGGTAGTTCATTTGAACTTGAATGTCAAGTAGGTGCATTTGCAAATGAATTTACTGTAACAGATAAAGCTATTCGTGAAGATAATCGTATGATTGGTCTTCCAGTGCCTTATCGTGATGAAGCTACTGGTAAAGTAAAAGTATCAGATAAGTTTATGCCTGTTGCACAAGCTAAACTAGAAGATCAACTTTACAAGGATATGGAGTATCAAATGTGGAAAGGTGAAAAAACCACCTCAATTGATCCTACAACTGGTAGAATGAAGAAAACTGGTCCAGGTTTGAGACAACAACTACGTGATGGTTGGACTCAATATTACAATGGAGCTTTGACCGAATCAATGCTTTATGATTATCTGGATGCAATCTTCTTCTCTCGTGTATCACAAGGTCAACGTAGAATTACTGCAATGACTGGTTCAATGGGTGCTATTGCATTCCATAACTTACTTGCAACATCTGCAAGCTCATTCTTGACTGTAGATACTAACTTTATTCAACGCATGGGTAAAGATGGTGCTCGTCACTTGAGCTATGGTGCTCAGTTTACACACTATCAAGGTTTGAATGGTATTGAGGTAGATTTAGTAATTAACCCTCTGTATGATTCAGCATTGTTCTGTAAAACTATGCACCCAATCTATACTAACAAACCAATTGATTCATGGCGTATGACTTTCCTTGACTTTGGAGAAAGTGAAGGTGAAGATAATATTCGTATGCTGAGTGTTAAAGATACTCGTAGATACGGTTGGATTGAAGGTACTATAGATTATAAAGGTCGTCCAATTAAAGGTGGTCCTATTACACATAAAGTTGCTGGTTGTGAGTATATCTCTGAAGGTACAGCAGGTATAAATGTAGTGGATGTATCACGTTGTGGTGAACTTATATTGAGTGTAGAAGCTTAATTTTATATTGAAATATAGAGAGGGGATACTCAACCCCTCTCTTTAATAAAAGATAAATAGAGAAAACAATTAACAAATAATGTCATTACAAACAGGTAAAGTATATATATACAAAATACCAAAACCTTCAGCTTCTAAAATTACTGAAATTATAAATGGTAAAACACAAAAAAGGCTGAACCAAACTAAAATTGATGGTAAAATTAAAGAAATTCATCAAGCAGGTCTATCAAGATCTACAAGTAAACTTAAAACAGGTCTAGATGTAGAAGTAGATAATCCATATAAAGGAGAATCAATTAATAATCCTGAATTTCAATTTCTTGCAGTACAGGATAAAGTTCTTTTACAACACTTGATTGAATATAAATTTAATTTGGCTAAAGGTACATTAACTAATGAAAGACCAGATACTAGTAATAGAAAACACGTAGAAAATCCAACATATTTTCACAGATTTAAATTTACTACTAATGATGGTTTAACAGTTTTGGATTTAAATAATCTTGATGATTTACTCGCATATTATATATGTTTAAATTCACGTAGATTTGCTAACTCTAAAGCTGAATATGAATCAGGTAAGTTTCCAGATGCAGATTATTATCTTGCTCAACAAGATGAAGGAGATCAGGAAAAATACACTAAAAAACAAATCAAAGATAAAGCTAAAGCTGAAATTATTCTCGGAAAAGTTGCAGATAGTGATACACAGAAGAAATTCGTTAAGTTGTTACTACCTACTATTGGTAAAGGAAGATTAAGTGATATTCAGGCTTATAATGCATTATCTGAAGCAATTGAAACAAATGAAAGATATAAAGATGGTGAAGATTTCATCACTAAATATAATAAACTTGTAAAATTGTTACAAGATGCTCCAGGAAAAGCCAGATTTAATGCTTTAGTGTTGATTCAGGAAGGTATAAATACTTATACAATATCAGAAAAAGCAGGAACATATACATGGCTTGCTAAAGATATAGTAATAGGTGCATCAAAAGAAAAAGCTATAGATTTTGTACTTGATCCAGCTAAATCAGATATGGTAGATGAATTAAGAGAACAAATTGAAGCTAAAAAAGGTAAATACGAACTAATATAGTATGAATATAACAGAACTTCATTACGATTTTAAGATTAAAGCTGATAAGGTTGATAGCCTTAAAACTCGTAATTTTCTACCAGCTGAAATTGATTGGATACTAAATCTTGCTATTCAAAATTTTGTAGATAATAAATATAATGATTTTGAGACTAAACAAGATTTAGTAGACCAATTAAGTTCACTTACTATTAAATGTCCAACAACAGAACAACCAGCAGTAACTCCTAATTATTTAGGCGGAGCATATGGTGTTTATGAGATGAAACTTACTGATTTAGCATTTCAATATTTACATTTAGTAAGATTGAATGCATTAGCAAGTAAAGAAGGATGCACCTCTAAAATAATGAAAGGTAATTCTGTTACACATGATGTTTTAGATAAAGTTCTTTTATCTCCTTTTGAAGGGCCTAGTTTTGAATGGATTAGATTACCTTATCTTTTTGGTAAAGAAGATTCAGTGAATTCAACAAATTCTTCTATATATTTTTATACAAAAAATGAATTTACATTAACTTCTATTTATCCAGAATATTTAAAGATACCTAATCAAGTTTATTTTGGTGGATATAATTCATTAAATGGACAATATGTAATAGGTAATCCACAAGTTAATTGTGATTTACCACAAGCATTTCACAGAAGAATAGTAGATATAGCTGTAGCAGAAGCTTCTGATTATATTAATAAACCTGATTATCAACAAAAATTCATAAAAACTCTTTCACAATAACAATTATTATTTAACACAAACAACAAACAAAAATGGCAATTTATAACAATTATCGCGGGGCTAAACGTCCAGTGGAAAAAATTCTGGTTGTTAAAGGTAATGAAACCCTCCCAACAGATGGCACTCCATTGACAGACCCTTCAACACTTGATGTAAATTTGAATGATGGTCAGGTTGGACTATTGGATGTAACTCCAGGTTCATCTACTTTCAATCAATTTATTAATAATGCTGGTTCATTTACATTTAATGATGTTCCAGTAATTAAAATAGTTCAAGGAACTAACAAATCTGCTGATCCAGGTTCAGCTAATGTACCATTTACTAAACGTCCATATGAAACTTCAGTGGAAATTATAGGTAAAGGTGTAACAGCTTATACTGGTAGAACTTATGCAGGTCCAAAAAGAAGTGCTAGTGTTCTAGCTCCTTCTGCTACTCCACAAGAACTTGCTAAATATTCAATTTATTTAGGTTTTCGTGGTAGACGTGTAACTGAATTTGACTCAGGTATTCAGGCTGTAGTTAAGAAAAAAGTTGAGTATAATACTCCAGAGTATTCTACACTTAATTATACTTCAGATACTGATGATTTAGTTCAAAATTTGGTTTATCAATTAGATCAAAACTCTCAGCAATTTCAACCTTTCTTTGGTAACTTTGGTGGTAGCTGGAAAGAAATAGCATTTGCTGTAGATTTATCTGGTGGTTCAGGTACTGCAATTTCAACAATTACTGCTGGTACTTCAGTTCCAGTAATTGTAAGTCCAGATGGTATTACACGCAGTGTAGTATTTGATCAAGAAATGGTAGATACACTAGCAGATGTAGTAGCAAATACAGCTCTTACAACTTCATCTACAATTGAATTGGTTAGTGCTGCAACATTTGGTTCAGGAACTTCAGATTATATTCTTATAATGGCTATGAATGAAATTCCAGCTTACATTGACCGTGATCCAACTTTACACATTCGTATAGATTGTGGTGCAGGTGATAGATTTGAAGATGAATCTATTAATTTTGTAGTGGGTTGTAATCCATTTGAAGGTCAAGGAACCTATCGTCAATGGAAGATTTATTGGGATAATACTAATGGTCAGCGTGCATATTCACAAAACCGTGATTTATATCCAGTACTTGTATATCCTACTTCACTTGTAGATACTGAAACTTATGATGCTCTTATTTTAGAACATTATTCTAGTTCACAAGTACAATTTACTGGAACTTCTAATAGTCCGTATAAGACTATTGTATTAATTCCTAATACAGGTTCAGGTAAAGCAGCTATACTAGATGGTTTGAATGATTGGTTATCTCCAGCATTTCCTCCAGTAACTCTGTAATAAATTAATTGGGGAGTTAATAGCTCCCCTATTCTTTAACAATTTAAAAAAATTAAAAATGCCTTTTCTTAAAAAAGTAAATCCTATTAGATTTAGTCAAACAGCCACAGTTACAGTAGCTAGCACAGCTTCTGAAACTACTTTAGTTGGGGCTGGAGAAGGTTCTGTATCACTTACTAAAAATTCTACACTTGTTGGTAAAACATTTAAAGTTAAAGGATTTGGTGTATTTTCAAATACTGGAACCCCTACCTTACGAATTAAAGTAAAATTAGGATCTGTAACTGTACTTGATAGTACTGCTGTTACAACTACTACTGGTGCTTCAAATAGATTATTTGAATTTGAAGGTTATGTTACAGTACGCAGTGTAGGTGGTTCTGGAACAGCTTTTGCACAAGGTAAGCTTGTAGAATATGCTTCTACAGCTGTATTATTTCCTATGGTTAACACAAGTACTGTTGCAGTAGATACTACTGCCAATCTAGCATTTGATGTAACAGCCACTTGGGGTGCATCTAGTTCATCTAATACTATTAGTTTAACTAATTTAACTATCGAAGAAGTAAATTAATAATTGGGGAGGAAACTCCCCTTTATTAGCTTTCTAAACATTGATGGTGATGTTTTAATAATTAAGTTCGAGTCTTAAAGAAAGCTCTAAATAAATCAAAAAAAAAAAATGAAAATTCCAAACTTTATTAATTTAATTAAATGGTTAGGTATTGATAAATTATTTGGTAAAGATGATAAATTTCTTAACCAAAAAGGTAATTGGATACAATTAATAAGTAGTGTTTTTCCTTTAAATAGAATACCTTATGGTACAGGAACTTCATGGACAAGTGACGTAGAATTTACAAGAGATACAACCACTAAAGAAACTACTATAGCTTTTACTTCTCCAACCAGTGGTAAACAATTTTTGATTCATATGGGGGATACTTTAGATCAAGGAGGTCTTGTTACTATACCTCATTTAAGATTGACTTACAATGATGGGAATAGTGGAGCCAATGATTATTCTGCACTTCAAATATTAGATGAAAGTGGAGTAGGTGGCAGTGCATATAAAACTGTACTTGGTAATCAATCTGATGGAGGTAATTTAGGAGTAAACTGGATTACTGAAGATGATTTTGCTAGAGTAAAAGTTGGAGACTCTAATACAATGACTAGAACAGATTGGGATTTTATGTCTGATGGAACTTTCAATGTTGATGATAAAACTAATGGTGTTTCAATTCTATTAAAATTTTTAGAGGCAGTCCAACCACCAGCAAATGCTGTCTTAGCTGTAAATAATACTCAAGATGAGGCAAGTTGGATAACAACTCCAACATTTGATAGTATAGTTATTGCAAATTTAGGAACTTATGCAAATGATGCAGCTGCTGCTGTTGGAGGAGTTCCAATTAATGGTGTTTACAGAGAAACAGGTACTGAATACTTAAAAGCTAGAGTAGTTTAATAAGATGGCAAAACAAATAAAACAATCTTTAGTATATAAACCTAAAACTAAGAAAAAAGGTAAATATAAAAAGAATAAAAATAAACACGAAAAATAATGGCATTAGTTCTAAAATTTTCAGCCACATTAGGAGATGACTGTAAAAGCTTTAATTTTATTGAAAATACAGGAGCTTATGATGTATCTACTAATCCTACAGGTTGGGGAACTCCTAATCTTTCATTAGGTTCTGTAACAAGCGCTACATTAACTGTTAAAAATTTAACCACTAATGTTACATATGATGATTTAACAATAACTCCAAGTTCTACAGTAGGTAATACAACAACATTTACCACAGAAGATTTAAAAGTAAATGGAACATCAATTGGAGATGTTACATTACCTGATGGTCAATATTGTTTAATTTATACTATAACAGCACATTCAGCAACATATCAACAAACTATTAAGAAAGTATGGTTATGTGAAACTTGTTGTAAATTAAAAACTAAAGCATGTGAATTAGATTTAGAATGTGGTTGTTGTAATGACCCATGTGCAGATGAAATATGGAAATTTTTACAAGCATGGACTGAATTAAAAATTATAGAATATTCAGCATATTGTAGTTCAGAATCAAATATAAATAACAAAATTAAATCATTACAGTCATTTATTCAAACATTCGACTGTCCAAATTGCTAATAAAATATGTGTGATTGCTTAAATTGCTCAGATATAACAGTGCCTCAGGGTATACAGGGCCCAACTGGGCCACAAGGACCCGCAGGAACTAATGGTACAAATGGTACAAATGGATTAAATGGAGCTGCTCTTATAAATACAATATTTACTAGACCATCTACATCAGCTACAGGGGGTTATACAGAAATAACTAATATACCTCTAGATATAACAAAAGTGTTTAGTGCCACAGGAGATGCTGTAGAGTTTGAAATATTATTTAGTTATGAATATGTATCAGGAACAGTAGGTGGTAATGCAAAACTAACTATAGAAGATGGAACAAATGTATTAACTTTATTTTCTGCTGGACTTGGAGGAGGAATTCAGGCAGTTCAAGCAAAAGGAACTATTGTTAGAGCAAGTAATTCATCAATTAATTTAAATTTTGATATTAGTCAACCAGCAAGTGCTTTATACTCAAGTCCTTCTAGTACTATAGGTCCAGTATATGAAAGAGGTACTATTTATACTATAACTAATCCTGGCACAATAGATAATACATCATCTAGTTTAAAATTGTCTGCTAAAGGTTTATTAGGGGCTGGAACTAATAATATAAAGGTAGAATTTTTCAAAGCCGTATCACTTAAAAAAATTACATAATGGCATATATAGAAAGTACATATCCAATTATTTTAACTTCTGGTGGAGGAACTGTTAATTTAGCAGTTACTGATTCGTATGGAGCTTATGATATATCTGGAACAGCTACATTAGCCGCAAATTGGGTTATACAACCTTCAGGTACAGCAATAACATATACTAAATTCGTATTTAACTACGATGCTACTATTACTTTGAATAGTAATACTATAACCATATTTGGTTTGTCTATGACAGATGAACAAGCTTTAAAACCTTGTGTAATTGAAAGTAAATATGATGGTTCAACTTGGCAAACTAAACTATTACCTGATTTTGAAGGTGGAGAAACAATAGAAACTTCTGACATAGCTAATGACGCTGTAAATGAAGATAAAATAAATGTAAGTGTAGCAGGTTCTGGGTTATCTGGAGGTGGTGGTACAGCATTAAGTGTTAATGTAGATAATACAGGAATAGAGATTAGTGCTGATACATTACAACTAAAGAATAATGGTGTAAGTAATGCTAAATTAGCTACAATGGCTAATAATACTATGAAAGCTAATATTTCTGGTAGTACTGCAACTCCATCAGATGTTTCAATTTCTACATTATTAAATTCATTTGGTTGGAAAGTAACAGGTAATTCTGGTACAACTCCAGGAACTAATTTTATTGGAACTACTGATAATAAAGATTTAGTGTTTAAAGCAAATTCTACACAATGTGGAAAAATTGATTTATCATTAAATAATACAGCTTTTGGTTATGATGCTTTATCATATTCTAGTATAACAGGAGATTTAAATGTTGCTATTGGTACTCAATCTCTTTTAGTTAATGATACAGGATATAATAATACAGGAGTTGGTCATTTATCTTTATATAGTAATACATTTGGATTTAAAAATACCGCAATTGGTAAATCTTCTTTACAGAATTTAGAAAGTGGTGAATCTAATGTTGGATTAGGAGAAGTTACAGGAGCTACTTTAACAACAGGTAATTATAATACTATTATAGGTGCTACAGCTAATGTAACATCAGCATCATCTAGTAAAAGAATAGCTATAGGATATGGTGCATCAGCAGATCAAGATGCAATGTTTGCTCTTCCAAATGATGTTACAAAATTTAAATGGAGAGGTGTAACATATACAATGCCTTCTGCTAATGCAGCAGGAGTACTTACAAATGATGGCTCAGGAAATTTATCTTGGGTATAATATAAATTCATAAACAATTAAAACAATAAATAAACATGGCGGTTAAAAAATTATATTTAGACAAAAGAACATTAAAAACTCCTGGTGCTGGAGGTTCTGAGGAAAATTTACAAAATCTTTTAGATATAAAAGCATATGTTGAAAGTATATTAGCAGGTCAACCAATATTAGTATTTCCAAATGGAACAGCAGCTGCTCCTGGTATAACTTTTGTTGGAGATACAGATACAGGTATATATTTAGGTGGTAATAATATTCTAGATTTTTCTGTAGCTGGAGCTAGAGTTCTTGATTTAAGAACAGGTGCTGTTCAAGTGCCAGCGGGTGTTGTATTAAGAACTGATACAATAACTGAAATAACAGCTAGTGCTGGTATTACTGCTGATTCAGTATTATTGAAAGATGGTGGAGTATCTAATACTGGGGGTACTACATTTGCAGGATTTTACTTTGATGCTGCACAAAATAATATTACAGCAGGTACAGGAGGTGCTATATCTGTAGCTAATTATCTTACCACAATAAATACAGATGCTGGTGGTGATGCTTTTACTTTAGCTAATGGTACTCAAATAGGACAAATGAAAAAGATTCTATTAGTAGCTGATGGTGGAGGAGATGGGGTAGTTACTCCTGCTACAGCCTTTGCTGGGGGAGCTACAACTGCTACTTTTAATGATGCTACAGATTATTTAATTCTTATGTGGAATGGTTCTGCATGGAGAGTTCTTGAAAATTCAGGTGTAACAGTAGCATAATTATGGCATTAACACAAGATTGTATATCAGATTGGGTAGCTCATTTTGCCTGCAAGATAGCTGTCCTTTCTGATAAATATGAAACAGCTCTTTCTATAGGTAGTGAATGCACAGATGAATATTTATTTCATCTGCAATTAGCTATTATATTTAATGAAATACTATGCAGTATTAATTTAGAAGAAGAATCTTGTTTAACAGAAGAGCAAATATGTGAATTAATTGATAAACTAAAATACACACTCAAAAACCCATGCAACTGTCATTAGAAATAATTAAACACTATGCTGATGATATATTAGCATTTATTGGTGGAGAAACATTAACATTAAGTATAACTTATAATTTTTTAGAAAATATGCATTGGTTAGACCCAACTGTAAAAATAGCAATTTGGTTAGTAACTGGAATAATAGGTGGATTTGGGTCACTTTTAGGTAAAGATTTATATTTATGGGTAAAAAACAAATTGTTCAAAAAATAAAAGAAATATTAAAAAATAATTGGAGGATATTATTTGAAGGAATAATTATCCTCCTTTTACTCTTATCTGCTTATTCTTATTTTACAAGACCTGTAAAAGAAATTTCAAGTAAAGAAGAAATATTAAAAATAAATGAGCAATATAGAAATGAGGTTCAAGAGAGCCTTAAAGATATTAAAAGGTCTATAGATTCTATTCATGTAGAGCAAAAATATGTTCAGCATAAAATAGATGGTACTCTAGAATCAATAAAGAAGATAGAGAAGAGAAAAAATGAGAAAATTAACATTATTAACAATTCTCCTATTGATAGCACAATTGGCTATTTGTCAAATAGATACAACAAATAAATATCCAGTATTACAATATCCTGGTTATACCTTAGAAGATACTTGTATTTTATTTACACAGAAACAGGCTAAATTAGCAGCAATTGATGGAATTAATGCAGATGCTTGTCAACAAGTAAAAGATAGTCTTAAATCAGCTATAAATAGCCAACAAGAACTTATAAATCTAAAGAATGAAGAAATTCGTAAAAAAGATTTAGATATTAAAGCTAGAAATGAGATTATATATAGTTTTAAATATGAAAATAAGGAATTAAAAGGTTGGTGGAATGATGCTGAATCTAAATTAAAGCTTACAAAAAAAGTAGATGCTATTGTTTATCCAATATTAGGAACACTTGTTTTAACAGGTATTATATATATTGCTGTATCTCATTAACATATATTAACATAAAAAAGTTGCAAATTGGATAATAATTTCGTATCTTCGCATCATGATAATTGAAAAAAAGTGTTCACGATGTAAAAATATAAAAAATGTAAGTTTTTTTGACAAAGCAACAAAAAGCAAAGATGGATTTCAATATTTATGTAGAGCTTGTCATAAGGAAGATTATATCAAAAATAAAGAAAAAAGATCAAAATTAAGTAAAGAGAAATATAGTTTAAATAAAGAAGAAAAAATTTCTCTTCAAAAAGAATGGGCTTTAAAAAAATCCAGATAAAGTTATTACTTATAAACGTAAATGGAAATTAAAAAATATTTATGGAATAACTGAAGATGATTTTAATAAAAAGAATATTGAACAAGAGGGTAAATGTGCTATTTGTAATTCTGTATCTAATAAGCATAGAAAATCAGAAAATTTGTTTATAGATCATTGTCATAAAACTGGAAAATTTAGAGGGTTACTTTGCAATAATTGTAACAATGGTCTTGGAAAGTTTGAGGATAATATTGAATATCTAGAAAAAGCAATTGAATATTTAAAAATACACAATGGGGAATAACGAATTAATAACTTATTTATTAAATAATAATGGTAAACCAACTAATGAAACATGGCTAGAAATTGCAAAAAAATTTAATATTGGTGAAAATCTAACAGATATACAAAAATCAAAAAAAGTAAATGATATTTGGAGAGGGTATCTAAGAAATAATGAAAAACAATTAAGTGATTTTGAAAAAGATTCTAGGATTAAGAAAGTATCTAAATGGCAAGCTCAAGATGGAAAATGGTTACAAAGCATTGTATACGAAAAATCTAATGAAAGAAATAATTTAGAATCATTTAAAAGAGATTTAATAAAAGAAATCTCTCAATATGAATTTCCAAAACTTGAAATGTCTTATTCTAATTTTAATAGATTAATGGCATGTATTAATATTTTTGATGCTCATATTGAAAAAATGACCTTAGTATCTGAAACAGGATTTGGTTCTAAACTAGAAGACAATATCCAAATATTTGAAAAGGCATTTGATGAATTACTTACTACAGCCAAAGCTTTTTCACCAGAAGTAATAGTATTTCCTATTATTGGAGATTTCTTT